GAAGTCCGTGCTGCGGATCCATAACATCGCCGTCACGATGAGTGACTCCACCGGGACCACTTCCGAAGTTACCAGTACGGGCAGCGCGCCGTTCAATGGCGCCGCTGCTCAATTCCAACTCACTACCCAGAGCCAAACCGACACAGTTCTCCCCAGCAACAAGTCGGTCATATCATCGGGCCGTCTAGTGGCGACCGGTAATGGCGGAGTTCCCAGCGGAGTCTGGGAAGCATTCGACAACCTACCGCAACTCTGGACGAATGGCTACCTAGTCGCAGTCGACACGATCTACCTCGGCGGCGAGGCTAGCGCAAACTTCGATGGGAACGTCTACTGCTCCATTACTATGGAATGCACAGTTGAGACCATGTCACAGGCAGCGGCTATGGCACTGGCCCTATCCCAGCAGTGATTACCATGGCGCTCGGGCCCGCAGTTCCCATAGGGTTCTGGATAATCTATGACTGGGCCCTAGAGCATAACGATATGTCTCCCGCGGATATACTGGACCGGCTGGAAAGACCTAGGGGCGGTCGAAGAGGACCTCCAAGGCGAAGCCGTGGATCCACTCGGAAGGGAATGGTGCGTGCCACTGCCCGTCGTGCCTACGAGCCGAAGAAGAAGCGGAAGGTGTCCGCCTATCAGAAGGAGTTCGGCAGGCAACTCAAGAAACTCAAGAGAGCCCATCCGCGTACCCCAGTGACGCGCCTAATGAAGCGCGCCCATGCTGCAACAAGGAGGGCGCGTAGATGAGGTTCTCGCTCAGGGGGAAAATGACTATCCCCGACAACGCGGTAGGCGGGAACAAAGTTGTCTTGGACTATGTCTCCCCAGACCGTACGCGGGCGTGGAAGGTAAAGGAGGCATACTTCTGGCCCGTAGACTGGCGGGCGGTTGCTCTGGCTGATGATGGCTTCATGTGTGCAGCCGCCTCACTGGCCACGGACCATTACAAGGTGAATTGGAACGATCTCTGTGACCCGAGCGAGAACCGTACCTTCGCTTGGGGAATGCAGACCTACAACACTAGGGACGGCTCGACTAACTTCATCACCCCCAACGGCGTGCCGTTAGGCCAGATGAACATGCTTGTCGACCCAGACCATCTCATTACGAAGGAGTTGTACATCAATATCGGGTCCAACTGCGACATTGATGTCAGTCGGGACAGAGAATGGGGCTGGCTCATCGTCCTAGAAGAGCGCAAGGTGACCGCTGCGCAGTCTGTGTTCCAGCAGATCAAGGGCATTGGGCAAGACATTGACGCTTAGAACGGCCAAAATCGGCGCCACCAAGCAGGGACTTGAGCCTCACTTTCGCCTTTCTTTGCGATTAGTTTCTGGAGATGCTCGACATCCTCTACCAATTCACCATAACTAGGCATCTGATGACCTCCGTAGGAGTGCCCAAAGAAGGCTACGATAGCGTCAGAGACCTTCCGAGACTTCCCACCGAGTCTCCGAGGGTGGTTCATGTTGTCGACGATGTCAGCAGCCTCACGTGTGAGCCTGAAGGAGTGGGTCGCCCCTGCCTTTCTGCGCTCCTTCATGACCAAGTCACTCCCCTCTTGCAGTCTGGGCAGCGGTAGGTAGGCCGAACCCCATCGTACCAGATGTACTGTATCTTAGGACAGTCACAGCGCCCGGTCTTCATAGGAAACAGCACCTCCTTATTTCCCCGAGGGTGTGGTGGCTCCAAAGTTTCCCGCACTCCTTACAGTATTCGCCTTCGTCATTAGGGACATCGACATCAAGCCAGAAGTCTTCTAGAGTTGGTTGGTTGCTCATCAGTACCACTCCGGGTCATCGTTCTCGTCTTGGGGCGTTCTCTGGGTCTCTAGGTTGGCTACTCGCTTCTCGATCTCGTCCAATCTCTCAATTATCTCGCGGTAGGTACTCCACTTGAGTATTCTTTCCACTTCACTTTCAGTTTCAGGCAGGGGGGTGTCGTCTATTTCCTTCACAATACCCGAGACAAGGGTACTGGTTATAGTATTATGCCTGTTTTGTATTACTAAACTCACTTTCACCTTCAGTTAGGGTATTACGGAGAGGCATACCTGTTCAAGTCCAGCCCTAGCCTCGGCTATAGAGATAGCGGGGATCCGGGGGGGCGGGCCCCCCCATCCCCGCGGAGTGATAGATTATTAGCGAGTTTCTTTACAGGGGGGTGCATGGCGAAGTCAGATTCATTCTTCATCAGGCAAACAACCAACATCGGAAACACCGCGACTTTCGCTCAGGAGGCTATCGACCTCGGCGCTTATGTCGACGCTCTCGGGAAGTCCGTGCTGCGGATCCATAACATCGCCGTCACGATGAGTGACTCCACCGGGACCACTTCCGAAGTTACCAGTACGGGCAGCGCGCCGTTCAATGGCGCCGCTGCTCAATTCCAACTCACTACC